GGCTGGATTCCACCCAGAAACTCAGTACATTAGCTTTAACGTTTCTAACTTAGAACTGTGATTCTAAATATTAATTAGAATTTAATACAATATAAGGAAAGCCCGCGAATGCGGGCTTTCTTTTTGTGCATACTTTTCACATAAAAACAATGATATATAGAAAAAGCAATAATAAATAATATTTACAAATTATGAAATTAAGTTCAAAAATTAAAATGTTTGAGGAGTTTACTTCTGCTGAGAAGAACACTGAAACAGCAATCGATTCAAAGGGTGCAGTAACTACTACACCAACTACTACTATTCTAGATGACGTAGATCATATTCTAGGAGATTTAGAGACTTTATCTAAGCAGATTGATGAAGATATCGAAAATCTTATGTCAGAATTTGATTCAATTAATGAAGCTGAAGGATTTATGGATAGAATCATGAAAGAAATTAAATCTGCAAAAGCATATGGCGTACTTACTGCAAATTACAGAAAATATTTAAGAAATAAAAACGCAGCAGAAATTGCAAAAAAACAAGCAGAGTACAAGTTCGAAGAAGAAAAGGATAAGCATACTAAAGATAGAGAAGATATGATTAAGCAAAAATTCCAAAATATGCTTGATAAAGTTAGTCAAAGTAATAATAAGCCATCCGTTAAATCTGCTAAAAAGGATAAAATAAGAGATGCCAAAATGCAAGCCCTAGGATTTGTAAAAAAGGGTGATGAGTATGTAAAAGACGAAAAGGCAGGAGACGCTCTAAAAAGAGAGCTTGAATTAGCTAAAGCTAAAATGACCAAAAGACATGATAACGAAATTAGAGATAGAACCGAAGCAATAACAGAGTTAGGAGCTGACAATACTATCGAAAGCGAGCTAATGAAAAAAAGATGGAGTATTAGAAAGCTAGAAATAGACGACGAAGAATTTATGAATCATCTAGATGCTATGGCTGAAGTAGATCTTGAAAATATAACAGATGAAGATAGAAAAGAAAGAATCAAACAAAGCACAAAACAAAAAGCAAATGAGAATAAAGCAGAATTTGATAAAAGATTAAGAGAAAGAGAGCAAGAACTTCAAGATATTCAAAATCAATATGATCAGCAAGACGATAATGCGTCCCAAAAAGAAAAAGACGCAAGAAAAAAGATCAAAGATTTATTAGATGCACATAGAAATTATTTAAATAGGATTTCAAATACCGATTTTAATAATTTAACTGAAAACGATATTACTGATATTGGAAAGAAAAAGAAGACGTATACTGAAGCAAAAGATAAAGTAACGGTAAATGTATATAAAGCTTCAGAAAGCGGTATGGACGATGAAACAGCAACAGATATGGAAAATAGCATGAGCGATATGCTTACGACTTCTATAGCTCCTTACAAAACAAAAGTTCGCGGCATGACTAAAAACTCCAATTCCACACCACCGCCGCCCGCACAGTAAAATAATTAAAGACGGCGTTTAGCGCTCTTCTTTGCAACTTTAAGGAACTCCTGTCTCTCATTGAGCAGGAGTTCTTTGCATTTCTTGCGAAACTCAATTGAGCTTTTAAGTATACGACTGTCCACCATTGGGGCATTCAAAGTATCGTGATATTCTGGATGGACAAAGTTTTCCAAATCAAAATTCATAAACTTAGCTTTAATAGGTCTTAGGCTTATAGCGCATTGCCAATCTATGTAGTTGGTCACTTCCTTAAACTCTTCTAAGCTGACAGGCTTCTTATTTTCCCAGTCATAATAAAGCCTAACTGAGGCTGCATCGCGCTGACCGGGCCTTTGCATCTTTATGGCACACTCTATAAATTGATCACTTTGTGCCCATCTCTTAATATATCTATTCTCTACTAAAAATTTACGATGTGTTTTTAATAGATTTCTTAAGATGATTCCGTATCTATTTTTAGGATATGGTCCATTTGTTCTTTCTATAACAATATTCCTCCAATTTTTCATATATTATTTATCGCATTAAACAAAGTAGCATTTTTACATATAAGATACAAAGCTAATTATATGAAGTCCATCAACCAACTATTTACAGAGAAATATAGACCACAAAACCTAGAAGAACTTATTTTGCCAGATCGAGTGATGGGTAAGTTTAAAGACGGTTTAGTTCAAAATATGTTGTTTGCTGGTTCACCAGGTACGGGTAAAACCTCTACTGCAAAAGCAATCGTTAAACAATTTAAACTACCTTACTTGTATATTAACGCGTCAACTGATACGTCAGTTGATGTTATTAGAACTAGAATCATTGACTTCTGTTCTACAGTGTCTATTATGGACGCACCGGGAGCTTTTAAGGTTGTTATCTTAGATGAGGTCGATGGAGTCAGCGATCAATTTTTTAAAGCTCTTAGGGCTACTATGGAACAGTTTGCAAGTAATAGTAGATTTATTGCGACATGTAACTATATTAATAAAGTCCCGGATCCAGTATTAAGCAGATTTGAAGTTATTAATTTCGACTTTGACAAACAAGAAGAAAGTGAACTAACTAAGAAATATATTAAGCGAGTTTATCATATTTGTAAAGAAGAAGGATTAACTATTCAAAAAGATGCTTTGGTTGAATTCGTCCGTCGTAATTTTCCAGATCTTAGATCAACTTTAAATAAACTTCAAGGTTTCAAGACGCAAGGCACAGACAACATTACAGTTAATGATGTTAAGCGATTTAACTCCGTATTTAAAGATGTCTTTGAACTTATTTTTAAAGAAACAGATCCGGCTAAAAATTACCAAATGTTAGTTAGTAATTATTCTAACCGAGTTGACGATGTACTTCAGTCACTTGGCGCAGAATTTATTGAATACATAAACCAAGAACAAACACAATGTAGCAAACATATACCGCAAGTTATTATCTCAGTTGCTAATCACCAAGCTCAAAGAGTTCATGTAATTGATCCAGTAATTACGATGCTAAGTTGTGTATATGAAATACAAACCGTAATACGTTCGTAAATAAGTGTTAAAATATTTTTATATTTGATAGGAATTAGTTATATTTAACTGTAAAAGAAACAAATGAAAGTGGGAAAACATACTCTATTAATTGACGGAAACTATTTCGTCTTCAGCCGGCTTTTTGTAATGCCGAAACCAAAATCAGGTAAATTGTTAGGTGACGATAAAGCAAAGTCCCAATTCATGCGCAAGCTTGCTATTGACTTCGCATCAGAAATGCGTAAACTTAATGCATTTGTTGATGATGTAGTTGTTGCAGTTGATGCTAAATCATGGCGTAAGGATCTATATCCTGAGAGTGATTATAAAGGCACCAGAAAGCAATCGTCTGATGTTGATTGGAATGCAGTATATAGTACATACGAACAGTTCCAGGAGATTCTAAAGACTAAAGGTGTAACCGTTCATCAAACACAGGGTGCAGAAGCAGATGATGTTTTGTTTGGTTGGTCTGCAATGCTTAATGGCCGAGGAAAATCATGTATTGTTTGGACAGGCGATAGAGACTTAATTCAATTAGTTAACTATTCAGAAGCAAACGACGCTCATACGCTTTGGTACTATAATACTCGTAAAAGTTTGTATGCCTTTGAAGGTTTTAATAAAGAAATGGAATCTTCAGCTTCGTTGGATATGACCAACGATGACATGTTATTTAACATGGGAGGTCAGCATATGTCAAGAGATCGTTATCAAGGTGATATTTTACAATGGATTAAAGATAATAAAATTACTATAACAGAAGTAGACTGTGATCTATTCATTCTTCAAAAGATTTTGACAGGTGATAAATCAGATAATATTCCATCTGTAGTAACTTGGCAGAAAGAAATGAAAAGCGGTAAGCTTCGTAATTATTCTATCACTGATAAACAAGCTGAAAAGATTATTGCTCAATTCTTAAAAGAAAAGGATGAATTTGCAATCGATCATCTATTTTCTTCAGAGGTTAAGTCATCTATTTGTGATATTATCTATAGGGTTATTGGTCATAGCAATCCGGCTTTGATCCAGGCTAATTTCAATAGTAATATTTCTTTGATGTTGCTACACACTAAAACCATTCCCGATTCTATTCAAAATGCAATCTATGAAAAGATTGATAATGAATGGGAAGGAGCCATTGATAACATGTCAGTTATCTTAGATAAAGATTTAATTTTAGAAGGCACGCATTGGCTAAAAGCCAGTTCAGCTCCATCTTCAATGGATCCATTCGCAGGTATTGATGTTCCTAAAGAAGAGCCCATTAAAAGAGTTAAAGGTAAAAAAATCAAAGAAGATTCAAACCCAAAAACTAAAAAACTTACAGATTTATTTTAATTATGAATTTAGCAGAACATATGTATATTGAAGAGATATTAGCAGAAGCTAACGCATTTGGTTTAAAGGATGAAGTTCAACGATATGCCAATAGGTTTTTAAAAGAAGGCCATGATTGTGAGACTGCATATAGTATGGCATATTATGAATGGTGTAAATAAACTTTACGCTTTATTGATGTATAATATATATGCTAGATGAAACTAAACTTTTTGATTTTGTGAAGATAATGTTCACAAAAAAATCAGATTATAATAAAATAAAACAACATAGCAAAAAGAGACATCATTTTATGATCAATCGTTTTTTTGCAATTAAATATCCTTCTAACGCCAATGCGTTTAATCTTAATGGAATAGATGGAGCTTCAGTCGTTGACTGTTGGTCATTGGTTTCTAGTCGATTTAAATCTGTACCTGGTTGGTTTTACACCAAAACTAAAAAAGCACCTAAGCAAAAGGCTGATAAATACATTCCTAGCGAAGAAGCCATTCAACTATATCTAGATAAGAATGAAATAGGTAAAAGAGAGTATCAAGAGATGCTTGATTTTGCAAAGAATGACTTGTTTGATGACCTTAAAAATATCGAACAACAAATTAATGTTTACGGAAAATAAAGATACATTTTCAGAAGTTGTAGATATTACACTTTATAGATACAATTCTGTTGATAATAAAATTTGGGGAATACTTAAAGGATTTGATTCTCATAAGAAATTAAGTAAACATTCTATTTTAATTTCTTCCGATTCTCTTAAAGCTATACTTTTAGCTAATTTTAGAAAAGAAATTAATAGGGTTGAATCTTTGCATAGTTCAGTTGTTCATAAAGAAGCGACCTCAATTTACTTTTTATGGAAAATGTTAGAAGATCTTATAGGTTTAAGATGGGTCAAATTTACTCTTAATTCTAACGTTTCTTATAACAGAGTAGTTGACATAGATGATATGAAAACTATTAAATATTCAGTTAAGGTAGTTAGAGGAACCCTTAGGACTTTTGATATATTTAGTAAAGCTCAACTTCCATTAGTTAATATTATACTTAATAAAGCTAAAGTAATGAAACATGGTCAACAGTTTACTATTATAAAAACCGATGATCTAAGCACTAAATTGGACATATTTTTGGCTACAAATAATTCTAATGAAATTGTAATGCCAGTTAACGTAATTTTACAAGAAATAGAACCATATCAAACAGATAATCCAGAGCTTCTCCTGGTGACTGATTTCGACTAAGATATATAAAGAAAAGTCGAAATAATATGGGAAAGAGAGAAGGCCTAGTTTATCTTGTAGTTACATTATGGGTCATATTAGGAGCTTTAGGCGTATTCAAAGATACTAGCCTATCGGAATTATCTGTTTACTTTGGATCATTAACTGCATATGTTGGCATATATGTTTGGTCAGAAACTAAAAAACCTTCTATAAAAACAAGCGTATTTAGAAAAGGACCTACTTCGAGAAGAGAAGCTATGATTTACATAGTAACTTTACTATGGGCGCTTGCTGGAGGATTTACAATGTGGTATAATCAAAATTTAAACGAAGTTACCATTTATTTTGTTTCTCTTTCTGGTTTTGTAACTAGTTGGATTCTAGGTGAAGTATATAAGCCTGAAGATGATATTAAGAAAAATATAACCAAAGTATAATGGTAACTGGTTACACCGCAACTGAAATTGGAGATGTTCTAATAGCTAGGCTTAAAGAACCATATAGTGGAATTCTTAGGGTATTAGGTTGGACTATTGTCGCTGGACTTTCTACAAGTAGAACAAGAAATATTACCCTCAATTTTACAGCAGGTTCTAATGTTGTGGCTTCATCTGCTAGTTTTTCTTTTAATATTGGTGAAAAAATTATAGTAGGTAATCAATACTTTACAGTTAATTCTCTATATGATACTATTACGGGAGAGTTTGAAATATTAGAAACTCCAACATTTAGCGGTGATTCACTAAAGGTATATGAAGAACCTAATGCAAACAATTTGTTTGTTTATGAATATAGATGGTCTCAAAATAAAGAGGCCAACGGAGGAGAAATGTCTGAGTTTAGACCACTAAATGAAGGTACATCAAATGGAGACATCATGTCTATTAACTTTAATTCTGAGCTTCCTCTTTGGTTAGATATACGAGCTACTGTTGATCGAATGTCTGGTAACGGAGTCACTGATTCTTTAAGTATATTGAGCGTTACATACGAATTAGAAACAGAGAATGGAACAATAGAAGCATGTCCTCAATTTTGTGGAGAATGTGAAGATCCATGGGCATTTGTTGGGTGTGAAGGTATAACTGTAGAATGTGAATCTAACTTATTTAATCCATATGAACTTAAAAGGCCAGTTAACTTATATAAACAAATAACCGATGTTTCTACTTCTATTTGGGGACATGAAGTAAGGTATTTTAGAGTAGAGCCAGATACTAGAACAAAGGACGTAATATTAATGGAATATTCTTTATATAGTGTTGTAGAAGAGGGTTCAGTTAAAATTATGGTGCCAGATAATGAATTTCCAACTGAAGAATTTAACTATGACATCTTTGGAATGGGCTTTGAAGAGTTTGAAATCCATATTACTGAAAATGAATTTAATAAAACATTTGGATTAGGACCTTCTCCAAGAAGTAGAGATTACTTATTCTTTCCATTTAACAACAGAATGTATGAAGTTTCTTCTGTTGTTTTTGCAGATGAGTTTAATAGAAGTTTGACGTATTGGAAAGTCATGCTTAAGAAATATGAAGATAGAACTTCTAGTATTCATACCGATACAACAGTTGAACAGACCGTTGATGATTTAGTAGTAGGCGTAGAAGAAGTTTTTGGAGAAGAAATTCAAGAAGAGTTTGATAAGGTTACAAAACCTCAACAATATAAAACAGTATTCCACGTTGTACAAGATGGAATTAGAGCAGCTATACACAAGCAGCTTAAAATAGCTGATGTTGATTTAAGAAATAGATGGACTGTGGTTTCTAGAAACTATTATGACTTAACAACAGCTACTAATAAAGTATTTAATCAAACTACTCAAAGAAATGATAATGTATTCGATGAAGCTATTATTTATAATTTAAACTCTTCTTTAACAGAGGATGCTAACATAGCATACACTGCTTGGTTTAAACCAATCTTAAACACAACATTCCAAACAGTGCATCAAACTTTGATTAATGGATTAGATGGAGATAAGGGCATTTTAATAGAAACTTCTAGACAACAATTTAGAATTACTCTCAATGATCAGATTTATACATATGATTTTGGAAATATAGACAATTCAGAAAATCCATTTTTTGAAGCCAGTGATTCAACTTGGTATTCAATGGTTGTTAATATAAGTAATCAGTACAATGAAATGTCGGTTAACATATATAAACTTAAAGATGAAGTAAACGAGGGATTACCTCAAAACTCACCTAATAGATTAGAGTCTGTATTTACTGAATTAACTACCATTCCAGCTAATTTAACATGGGAGACTAGTAAACAGTATAATTTACAAGGAGGATACATGTGGATGACAAACATTAGAATATTTACCAAAACAATTGGATCTGATCAACATCAAAATGTTCTTCAGCAATATGTTGTTAGAGATTCGCATATAAACATCTTAACAGATAATGCTATTCCAAGTATTATGTTAAGAAAGTATAGTTCATCTAGGTAATTATTCCTTTTTTAATATAGAATAATTTACTAGATATATAGAATATAATATCATAATATGAGTGAAAAGAAACAAACCATTTCAGAGCAAGCTGACGAGATAAGAAGAGAGCTTGATAATTTAATAGGAGACAATGATGATTTGGATGTAGATTCAGATCCTACTGATTTACCTATTATAAACCAACCTTCAACTCCTATGGTTAACTATGCTGAATTAAAGGGTAAAGCCAGTAAGCAAGCACAAAAAACTATTACTAGTCTCATGAAGTTTTATCTTGATGCTGACATCATAGAAAAAGACGAGTATATTAAAGCTAAAAAGCAAATGGATGAAATGACCATGGCTTCTTTAATTTATCAATTACAAGCTGGAGAAAAAGCGTTAACAACTTTATTAGAAACTATTGATGGTGGTGAATTAGCACCGAGAATGTTTGAAGTATTAGCTACTTTGCAAAAATCAATGCTTGATATTATTAAATCACAAACTATGTATTTGATGGCGGCTGAAGAATCAACTAAAAGAATTGCACGTGACGCAGAACTTTACAATAAAAGAGTAAACGATTCTGAAATAGAAAAGGCAATCGGTGGAGAAGAAGCTGGTAATGTAATGAGAGGTACTAAAGACCTAATGGCAAAGATACAAATGGGTATAACAAACAGCGACGAAGATATAGAAGATATAGAAATAGAAGAGATAGATGAGTGATTACGTTGGAGATAATAAATGGATTCCTAGAGGAGAAAGTTCAGTAGATTCTGAAAGATTAATTTGGTCTACAAAGCAAATTAATGATCTTTTATTAGCACTTGATCAAGGATATAGACCAAAGGTTAAGATGCCCTTTTATGAAGGTAAACAATTTCTTAAAAAAGGTAATATTGTTTTTGATTACACTGATGAAGAAATAACAGAATTAGCTAGATGTGCTACTGATATAAATTATTTTGCTGAAAAATATGCAGTTGTCATGACAGACGAGGGCATTCAACAAGTAAAACTACGTGATTATCAAAAAGACATGTTAAAAAACTTTCAAAATGAAAGATTTAATATAGTACTTGCATCTAGACAGATGGGTAAAACAGTAACAGCTAGTATTTTTAATGCATGGTATCTAACATTTAATCATGATAAAAATACACTTTTACTAGCTAACAAATCTGAATCAACTAAAGAAATTATAGATAAAGCTAAAATAGTTATTGAGAATTTACCATTCTTTATGAAGCCTGGTATAATTAAGTACGACGTCATGAACGTTAAATGTGATAATGGATGTAGACTGGTAGGACAAGCAACAACAGCTAAAGCGGGTATTGGTTTTACTATACATAACTTATACTTGGACGAGTTTGCACATATTCATCATACCATTGTTGACTCATTCTATGAAAACGTTTATCCTACACTATCTGCTTCTAAAATATCCAGAATTAATATTACTTCTACACCAAATGGATTTAATAAGTTCTATGAAATATATGCTGCTGCTGAGAGAGGAGATAATGAATATAGTGCTATAAGAATAGATTGGTGGCAACATCCAGATAGAGACGATGCATGGTATGACAGAGAATTAAAAAATCTTGGTTCTATTGAAGCATTCAACCGGCAATATGGAAACGAGTTTGTAAGTTCATCTAACCTTCTACTAGATCCAGCAGACATGAAGGTTATGAGAAAAAGAATGAAACAGTTTGTTTGGCATGATATGGAAGAATTTGACTCAGCTAAACTTGATACTAAAGGCTTTTTAGGTTTTCACCCTGACTTCGATACAACAGATGCGCGCAACGGAGAAAAGTTTTGGCTATTTTCAGTAGACATTGCGGAAGGAAACGGAGGTGATTGTTCTGTAATTAATATTTTCGAAGTTAAACCTATGGAAGATGACGAACTAAATAAAGTCATAAATCCTGGTGCAATGTATGATTTTTTTAAGATAGATCAGGTTGCAGTATTTAGATCAAACGAGCATGTTATAGAAGATTTTGCAAAAGTTTTATACATATTAGCAATAGATATATTCTATTTTGAAAACGTAAAAATGATAATTGAATATAACACATATGGGACCGTTTTAATACAGTATTTAAGAAGTATATTTCCTCAAACAAATGATTTTGACGATGATATGATAGTTAGATTTAGACATCGACATGATGCTAAAACTTTAAAACCCGGCATTAAACTTAAATCCGATAATAAAGCCATCTTTTGTCAAAACTTCGCTAAATTATATAAAACAAATAGAATAAACATTACTGACATAGAAACGGTTAGAGAAGCGAGCCTTTTTGGTACATTACCAAATGGCAGTTATGGAGCTCAAATGGGTAATGACGATATTGTAATGACGGCTATTACTTCAACTGAGTTTTTTAATACAACTGACTATGCTGACTATATAGAAGAATTATTAGATTTTATAGAGCCTAGTATGCATTATAAAATGGAACAAATCTTGTATAAAGATACAACCGATGCTGGTGATTTACAATATGATATTTATGATCTGTTAAAGTAAAAACACCGCCAAAGACAGATATATAGAAAAAGTAAAAAATACAAATTAAAAGATATGGCAATAAGTCCCGAACTACAACAGTTTAAAAGCTCAGGTGTATACCGCCTAGAGTTTGACAAATCACAAACAGTAAATGTTCCTCAAGAGACTATTAGATTAGTCGTAGGTCACTCCGAAACAGGACCCTATAATACTCCAGTTTTCATAGAGAATACTGAACAATTTATCCAGGCTTTTGGAACAGCTACTAAATCTATGGAAAATAGAGGTATGTTCTTTCACAGATCAGCTATAGAAGCTCTATCAAGAGGTCCTATTTTAGCAGTTAACCTATATAAGGCATCTGAAGGAGACACGGCTGTTTGGACATCAATCGCAACTAATGGCTCTGAGCAAGGTTTAACTTCAATTCAAGGTTCTTCAGGTTTCTCAACATACTTTGATACTGAAAGATTTTGGACACCTAATGACGATAAGTTATTAAAGGTAGTTGAACAATCATATGGTATTGATGCTGCTGCGGCTGAAGCTGGTTTGCAAAATAGAACATTAAACTTTACTAATATTAAGCAAGACCCAATTACAGTTATTGTAAAACAGGCTGCTGATACTAGAGGTTTTGAAATTACAGCAAGAGAATGGTATGGAGAAGGAAATCAACCAGAAGGAGTTGATCCTCTTGATTATATCTCAGAATACATGGTAGACGTATTAGTCTTTAAGGGTAAGTTTGAAGCATCTGAATTGACAAATGATCCAGTATATGGAACATATTTTGATGAAGACGGTTTAGTTAAAGAAAAACTAGGTGGTTTTGCAAATCTAAGAGAAGTTTCTCTAATGGCAAGCTATACTGGTTCTTTATTACCTGATTTCATAGACTTAGAAGGCAGACAACTTTACATTGAGGCTCTAATAAATCTAGAAACTAGAAAAACAGGTCTATTTTGTGCTGTTAACGAAGAAGCAACTGCACATGTTGATTTAGTAGGAGATTCATTTGATGTTTATCAAGACTACGAGGTTCTTTCACATATTGTTAAGCAAGATACTTCACTTGATCAATTAGGACAAATAGATGTTACTGATGTACCAGTCGTTGGTTTTGTTGAAAAAATTAGTGATTATGAAGTAAGAGTACATGGAGAAGACGTAAGCTCTACTATTTCAACTGGAGCATTTTTAGCTTCAACCACGGGAGGAGAATATGCTAGAGTAGAAAGTTCTATTTATAATGTAGCTAGCGATTTAACAGTTATTATAACATCAGGAGAGCCTGTATCAGATTTAGGCAATGGTACTCCAGCAGCTACACCATTTAGCTTTACATCTGCAGCTGGTTTAACTCTTGTAACTAATGTATCTGCAGATGATACAATAAGAATACAATCACCACAGGGTGTTAATGCACAGCCAACTGCTGGTCAATTTATTGAATTAAACGGATCTTGGTATAAGGTATTAAATGTAACACCACAGGGTCAAGATTTAGATATTCAACTTACAATTTCTACAACTGCAGGTTTGCAAACTTATCTAACAGGTTTAGACGTTTCTCAGCCAGTTAGCTTTGACATCATATCAGCAGCTTCTTCAACAGTAGGTGTATATAACATTGGTTTAAATAGCAGAGTGCTTATAGTACCTGATGAAAATGTAGACGGTTGGGGATATGAAGCGGTCGGAGCTGGCGTAATTGTTTTTGATAAACTTCAAGGCCCTGGAGATCCTGAGCCTGATTTCAATGACGCAATTAAAGTTGGTCAGTATTTATCTATGCCAAATAACAATAAATTGGCAAGAATCTTACAAATCATTAAATCAACTGAAGATGAAGGAAGCGCAGGCGTAAGACATAAAGTAAGAATAGTTACACATAGAGAAGTAACAGCTAGACCAGCTTATGCATTTAAGTCATATGATGAAGTTACAGTTTCTTATAAAACTTTCCCACTAGAAGGTTGTAATATAGAAGCTAAAAATATCAAGGACTTATTATCTGTTTTAGTTCCAGGAGAAGATCAAGGTTTTGCAAATACTTTGGTTGACAAAGACGCTATTACTTATAGATACTTAGTTGACACGTTTGGATCATTAGAAAATAACGAAATCTTTAATAAAGTTGAGTTTACTCAATTGGCTAGAGAAAGACAAAATGCTTCAGCTATTTTGAATGCACCTATGGTTACTGAACTTAGAAAATGTACTAATCCTTCATTTGTTAATTCTGATGATGTATTTAAAACTAAGTTTATTCAAACTGGAGGTAATTTGGATCAAAACCCATCTAGACTATATGCTATGCCTGAGGTACTAGAAGGAGCTAATTACGGTTTCTATTATGGTCCAGGTTTAGTTGTAGTTGAAGGTGGTAAAAGAAAGATTATTCCACCAGCAGCATACGTATCTAATAACTATATCGATAAGTATACTAATTCATTACCATGGTCTATCGTTGCAGGTCCAAGAAGAGGAGTTGTGACAGGTGTAGACGTACAAGGTGTTGAATATTCTTTTGATAAAATAGATAGAGATGTAGTCGAACCATTTGGTATTAATCCTATCTGCTTTGAAAGAGGCGTAGGTTTAGTTATTAAAGGTAATAAGACAGCACAGCAAAAGATCACATCTGCTTTATCTTCAGCTCATGTTAGAGAAGCTCTTATTTATATCGAAGATGGTCTTGCTGAAATTCTACAAAACTACTTGTTTGAATTTAATACAGCACAGACTAGACTTGAAATTAAGACTCTAGCCGATGCGTTTATGGAAGCAGTTAAGAAAGATGGAGGTGTTTACGATTACCGTAACATCATGGATACAACAAATAACACTAACGAAGTAATTGATGCAAATATAGGTGTCCTTGACACCTTTGTTGAGCCAGTGAAAGGATTGGAAATCTTAGTCTCTAGGGTAACTGTTCTAAACACAGGTGAAATTGCAACAGGTAACTTCTCATAATAAGAGTGATATATAAAATAAATTATAGACATTAAAATGGCAGGTTTACCACATTACAGAGAAGATCAAACTAGCAAAAAAAACAGGCAGTTTGAGCCAGTACAAGCTAACCTATTTGAGGTTACTATTTTGGCACCAGACGCGGTTACTGGAGATACAGATCTTCTTCTTCAACACGTTAATTCAATCTCAGGATTAGAAGGTATTCATAGAGAAGTTGCGGCAATTGAGCAAAAATATAAGTTTGCTACCAGATCATATGCTGGTGTACCAGACGGAACAGCGCTCGACGTAACAGTTAATTTCTCATTGAATTTAAACGATTCTAACCAAGCTTACGTTTACAAAACATTAAGAGATTGGTACAGAGCTCAATATAATCCAGAGACTGGTGAAATGGGATTAAAGAAAGATTATACAGGAACAATTGTTATAGTTCAATTCAATAGAAAGGGAGATATCTACAGAAAGGTAACTCTTGAGGATTGCTTTATTACATCAGGACTTGGTTTTACCGGTACTTTAGATTATGGTACAGCTGACGCACAGACTCTAGAAGTATCTTGGAGATCTGACGTATTTGCTGAAGAATTAACTTAATTATTATTTAAGAAAGGGAGAGAAGGCTATTCTCTCCTTTTCTTTTGTAACATAAATATATTACAATATCAACATAATATGTCGAATAGAAGAGAAAAACTTACTAAAAAGTTACAAGTTCTTTTAACTGAGGAAGAGGTTAATATGGTTAATCGTATAATCTTAAATGAAGCAATAGAATCTGAAGCTAGGCCTATATCTGTAAGCGCGTTTATTAGAGATCTCATTCAACGAGAAATAAAACAAAGAACGCCACAGCAAATGTCAATAACAAGAGAGAATATTAAAAATCTTAAATCAAAATAACACAATGAGTGATAATACAAACGAAAAAGAGCTAGAAAGAATGCTAGCTGAAAAAGAATCTCAAATTAGTAATGAGGTTACAGATGCCGATTTAATTGAAAGTGCAATTTCAAAAGAAGGATTAGGCAATGTTGACGTATCTAAATTTGGTCCTGAAAAAGCATCAAAGTCAGATTTACACCTAGGATGGTATAACGTCAATATGGAGGACTTACCATCTCGTGGTAGATTTTATCCAACCGATACAGAGATAAAAATTAGATCTGCAAAAGTTGCAGAAATTAGACATTTTTCTACAATGGACGAAAACAATATTTTAGATATTGACGAAAAATTAAATTCTATAGTTCAGTCATGTACTGTTGTTTCAGCTTCTAATAGTAGAGTATCTTTTAAAGATATCTGTGAAGAAGATAGATTCTTTATTATACTTTCTATTAGAGATTTAACCTTTCCAGAACCAGAAAATGCACTAAAGGTCAATTTTACAGCTCCTAGCGGTAATACGCATGATATAGAAATCAAAAGAGATTATTTTAGATTTTTTGAAATTCCAGGTGAAATAGAAAAATATTACGATGCTTCAGCCCGCTGTTTTGTTATTAAAACAAAAACATATGGTGAGATTTATATGAAGCCGCCTTCTATTGGTATTATGCAAGAAGTTACTAAATATATTAGAGATAGACAAGAAAAAGGAATTAACATAGATCAATCTTTAATTCAGATCTTGCCATTTATTTCTACTGATTGGAGAAGCTTCAATCAAAAGAAAATCTTTGAAATGGAAGTTGATATGAATGGTTGGGATAATAAAAAATATACACTATTATATAGATTAGCTGAGAAAATGAAGGTTGGTATTCAACCTGAAATGCAAGTTATGGTGGAGGATGAGGAGGCCTCCGTACCTATCAACTTTCGCGACGGCATCAAATCTATTTTCATTATTCAAGATTTCTCTGGAGAACTTCTTTAAAACTAAGTTCTATGTTTATCTTAAACTTCACATTCAACCATCGGAGTTGGACAATATGGAATACTATGAGTTTCACTATCTAGTAAAAGATTTAGTAGATCATATTAAAGAAGAAAATAAACAGAATGAGAAACAGAATGATGCATACAGTGCAGGTATGCCTAAAATTCCAAATATGAAGGTTCCAAATATGTCGGTTCCAAAATTATAATAAGATAGGGGCAATAGCCCCTATCTTTTTGGATATATAATTAGATTAAAATAATATACGGTTAATTCCGTCTATATCTATGACAGAAAAGCAATTTCAAGCAATCTTAAGTCCTATTTCTAGGTTAGAAGCTGTTTCAGAACAAAATTCTGAAAAACTTTCTAGTATTGAAATGTTAACTATAGACATTAAATCTTTACAATCTGATACAGTTGCTGAGCTTAAACAACAGACAACTTTATTGAGCGATATAAAGTCTATGATCAAAGAAAGTAGCAAAGGGGGCGCAGGTGAATCTAAAGAGATAGAATCATCTACATTTAAACCGATGTCAGTTAAAGATACTGGTTTAGCCGCATTTATGATGGTTAGTTTATCTGCTGCAATTGTAGCGTCAGCCGGACTATTTACATTAATACCTAAAGTTAGTTTAGGTCAATTAGGAACTGCGGTTGCTATATCAGCCACATTCGCTCTTGTTGCTCCTAAGTTTGTAGAAGTTATGAAAACATTAAGTGGCGTAGAAACTAAAGACGGCGAAAATACAGAATTTAATCCGTTTGATGCTCAAACTATGTTTAATTTAGTAGGAGGTTCTTTATTACTTATGGTTGGTTTAGCTGCTGCTATTACAGCGGCTAGTTGGGTTATGCAACTTATTATGCCTGTTTCTCCATTACAATTGTTAACAGCTATTTTAATTGGAGCAGGTTTAGCAGCCGCTAGTTTTGCTTATGTTAAAATACTAGAAGCATTAGAAGATCGCGACATAAACGATATAAAAAATGCTGGAATAGCAATGGTTGTTATAGCTGGAGCGATTGCAGTTGCTAGTTTGATATTACAATTAGTAATACCGGTTAGTTTAGATAAAGTCGGGACTATTTTATTAGTAGGTATTGCATTAATAGGAGGAGCTTACGCAATGGCTCAAATATTAAAAGAAATAGAAGGTAAAACATTAAAAGATATAGGACTAGCAGCACTTGCTATGTTAGCTATAGCGCCTGCTATGGTAGCAGCTAGTCATATTTTACAATATATCAACCCAATAACTGATCCATATATTTATTTAACAGTATTTTTAATAGGCTTATCAATGGTATCTGCTGCATATAGCTTTAAGTTATTAATAGATGCCGTATCTGGTAAAAGTACTAAAGATTTAGTAGCAGCTGGAGCTGCGATGATAGTTATAGCTGGTGCAATATGGGCAACTGCATGGATATTTACTCAACTGCCACCAGTAAATGATATGGTAGCTCCTCCTTGGAAATGGACATTAAAAACTGGCTTAGCTTTAGTTATTTTTGGTTTAGCATTTGCTGGATTAATAAAAGCAGTTAAAGGACAAAGTGTTCCTGATTTATTAAAAGCCGCTGCTGCGATGGTTGTTATTTCTATAGCAATATTAGCGGTTGCGTGGATATTTCAAGTTTTACCTGATTCATTTAAAACAGTTCCAGTAGAATGGACTTTAAAAACTGGCTTAGCTATACTAATATTTTCTGTATCTATAGCAGTTGTAGGCTTACTAACTAAAAGTTTAGGAGTTCCAACAATGGCAATGGGAGCATTAGGTTCGGTTATCGTTGCTCTTGGAATATTAGGAGTTGCTTGGATATTTAGTGCATTACCCTCTGCTGAATTAACAGCTCCACCGATTAGTTGGACTTTATCTGTTGCTTTAGCTTTAGTTTTATTTAGTATACCTATAGCAATTATAGGGGCTATAGCAATGTCAGGTGCAGGAGCTGTTGCTATATTGGCAGGGGTTGTCGGTATGATAGTTATAGCATCTGGTATATGGGCAGTAGCTTGGATATTTAGTAAAATGCCAGATATTAGCGGAGTTGCTAAAATGTTAACAACTGCGCTTTTGGCTCCTGTTAATGGCATAGTTGATGTTCTAAAAAGACTAAAAGACGAAGTAGGAGTTGAAAACTTATTACCACTAGCTGGCGGCATAGTTGCTATAGCAGGATCATTGTTAGTATTAGCCGCGGCTTCTGCTGGTGCAGCTGCTGCAGGATTAGGCGCATCTTTAATGAATGCAGGTAAAGCTTTTGTTGATTTTATATCAGGCTCAGAAACCAGAGGACCTCTTGATACTCTTTCTGAGATAGTAAATATGGCACCTCAAATAGCTAAAGTAGCTGGACCAATTAAAATACTTGGAGAAGCGTTTATGTTTTTACAAGGTGGTCAAAATATGGAAGTGCTTGTTAGATTCTTTGAGATTATGCAAAAGGATCCTAAAATGAGCAATGTTAAGGCTATTCAAGATATATCAAATCCTATGGTAAAAATGATATCAGCTTTATCTAATATACCAGTAGATGCCCCACAAAGACTTCAAGATCTATTTTCAAAAGTAAGTTGGTCTTCAATTATGGCACCTGTTGCTTCTGTTGCAAGTTCTATGGCTATATTAGCTCTTAATGCAAGTTTAGCTGGTAATGGAGTTACATTAGTTGCGTCTGGTATGGAAAGAATGGTTAAGGCTTTAAACAGTTTAACCAAAGATTCTATAGAAAGTATCATAAAATTATTTAATGATGTCAATTGGCCAATATTAGTAGATCCTATTGATGCCATATCCATATCTATTAAAAGAATGTCAGATGGTGCTATAGAAACAGGAGAGGGTATGAAAATGGCTGCAAATGCTTTACAATTAATGTCATCTATTCCGGCTGAAATATTAGCTGAAATAGCTAAAGTATTTAACGCATTGGCTAAAGATCCTTTAACTACGCAAGGGGAAGCAATGGGTTTAATATCCAGATCTATTGTTACAATATCAGCTTCTATGTTAACTATGAGATCTGATGCGTTTGTTCGTATGTTTGAAGTCATGTCATCTAGTAGTTCAGCTATTGCTACTATGTCTAAACCGATGAAAACAATTGCTGGAGCATTAGATCAAATGGGAAGAATAAATGTAGACGGTATAGAATGGGCCCATAAAATGGCTAGACAATTGGCTAGGTCATCATTTAATTCACAAGCAACTGCCCTTGAAAAGATGGCAAAATCATACGGTGATATATCTAAGTCTAGTAATTCTATGAATGTTGAAGCTATTAATGCGACATCTGACATGTTTAAGGCTCTTGCATATTTATATCAAAATGGTAAAAGAAATGCTATAGAAGAATTAGGTGATAAGCTCATAGACGCTGTACAAGAATTAGCAAGTATGATAGCTGATTTTGATAATACAGTAGGTGAGCAAAATCAAGGTAGTAAAAGCGTAGGAGAAGCTCTTGCTAAGGCTGCTGATAATTTAGTTAATGTCGTTGGTCTAGGAGGTAATTCATCAAGCGGCGCTTCTTCACCTGCATCAGGTCAAGATCTTGCATTTGCGATGCAAGAAATGGTTGATCTTCTACAAACAGGTCAAGCTAAAATCACTATTACAGACATAGATCAATTAGCAGCTGATAAAATTTGAAACAACTAACTAGTTCTACGTATAAATATTGTTCTTTGAAAATAATAAATACGGGCGTGGCGGAATTGGTAGACGCGCTAGTTTTAGGCACTAGTTCCTAGGAGTGAGAGTTCGAGTCTCTCCGCCCGTACTAAATTATAATATGCGCCCATAGCTCAACTGGATAGAGCATCGCCCTTCTAAGGCGAGGGTTCGGGGTTCGAGTCCCTGTGGGCGTACTAAAAAAATAAAATTAAGATGAAAGCCGCTTCGTACAAAGTAGAAATAGTTGAGTACAGATTAGAGGAGGAGTTGATCGCGTATAAGATAGTTGAAAAACACTATTTTTTAGGTATACGCACATACACAGAAGAACATTCAAAGATGTTTAGAGATTTAGAGTATACTAAATCTATTGCTAAAAAGATATCAAAAAGAATTTACAGAGAATATTCAAGAGATGTTTTAAGTAGATCAATAGTTCATAAGATACATAGTTAACAAACAAACGGAGAGGTGGCAGAGTGGTCGAATGCACCGGTCTTGAAAACCGGCGTACCTCACGGTACCGGGGGTTCGAATCCCTCCCTCTCCGCCACATATAAATTATTAAATATGCATAAAACTACACTATACTATAAACTATCAGTATATGATATCATAGAAAACTATGATAAAATGTCAAAAGAAGATATTTTAGTATCTTTAAATAAAATGGTTGAAGATGACAAAACAAGCTATCGTCCTACGTCTACTTGAGACTGGACATATAACACAAGATGAAGCGAATGTTCTTTTAAAAGAATATTCAGAAACAATTACAGTACCATATCATATAAATAACAATGATTATTGGTATTCTACCATTAGTTAATTTTAGTTACAGAAATGAAACGAAAGGGTAAAAATAAACGCCTAGACGTAGATCCAGTTGATCGTAAAAGAAAATTGGTTGAAAAGAACGAAAAGAAGAATAGGCAAAAGCCAAAAAAGAAATCCAATAATTGGCAGGATTGGGCAGAAGAAGATTTAGAAGATTATGTTTAAAGAAATAGATTATAAAAATATGCCCGAAGACAGATTTAAGCATTTATATATTGAATCTATACTAAACAAAAACTCAGTTTGGGGATGTGTGCCTGAACCAGCGTTTGATAGAGTTTGTAAAAACTTATCAGAACTAGGATTTAAAAAAATAGAGATCGAACAAGTTATAAACGATCCAGAAACAGTTCAAACATTTGTTATATCTTCAACCAAAGATGTCTAAGATTCCTAAAATTTATAAATACGGCATTGAATTGACTAAACCATGGTCAAATGAGATGTATGAATTTAATGATTCGGTATCACAAACCATGATATCAAACATTACAGCTCTTATAGAATCTATAGAAACAGAAGAACAGGCTCAACAAATTGCAGATATTATAAATCCATATACATACGGCAATGGATATGACCTATCTAAAATGAAGCAAGATATGTTGAACAATACAGAAATGTTTGAAAATTGGTGGTTAAATGAAATTTGGCCTCAGTTAATAGACAAAAATATTATTGATCCAATATTAGATAAACTTAATCAAGATCTTCGTATAATCGGATTCGAAGATTCTAAAGAGATTAAGATTTTAAGAGAAATATATGGACCATTAAACATTAGTAAATAATAACATACAAATACAAAAGTAAGCAATGAAACTTATTGTCGTAGGAAAAGCAGCATCAGGTAAGGATTTTTTAAAGAAAAAAGTAGAAAAGCGAGGATTTAAATCAGGTGTTAGTTTTACTACTAGACCTCCTCGTCAAAATGAAAAAAATGGAGAAGATTATCATTTTGTAACTGAACAAGAATTCGATCAGCTTATAAAAGATGGTCAAATGGTAGAATGGATGGAGTTTATAGGTTGGAAATATGGATTGACAATCGAAGAATTTGAAAAAGCTGATATTATGATTATGTCCAAAGATGGACTTGAGATGTTGCCTAAAAAATATAGAGATAGATGCTTTGTTATTTACCTAGATGTTGATCGAATGGTTAGACTAGATAGACTAAATACTCGTAATGATAAAAACGATAACGTATGGCGAAGAATGTCAACTGACGAGAAACAGTTTGATGGTTTTACAGATTATGATATAAAGATCAAAAATGAGGATTTTTGAGAGAATATATAAAAAAGTTAATTTTAAAAATTTATAAAAAATGCAAAATTTAAGTGATTTAAAAGCTACACGCGCAGAATTAGAAAAAACTGCAGAAGAGCTTCAAGTAAAACAGGCAGAGCATGCCTTTGATATCAATTTAGAAGATCGTAAAATGCTAAAAACAGTCATGGAACACCTTAACAAAGGTTACACATGGAAGACACAGAACGCAGCCGTTCTAGTTACCTTATATGATAAACTAAAAGATCAAAACAACGCACTCTTGAAGTCCGATAGTGATGACGGAGATACTGTAGTTTCTCTTAGAGGGCATGAGCTTAATGGATTGTATCAGGCGTTGCTAAATGTAGAAGGAACTGGAGTTGAAAGCGCTAGAAAGTTTATTAAGATGTTAACACTTGTTGGCGAATCTGTAACTACTGCGATGTCAGAACTTGCTGAAATGAATAATAAAATTCAAGAAACACACCAACAACTGTCTAAGCTAGATGCTGAAATTGATAAATTATCTACTGCTAAAGAAATTAGTGAATCAGACGTAGAACTCGTTGCAGATGAAACAAGCAAGTAAAAGTAAAAAAAGAATATCATTGTTGGACATGGTCAGTGAGGCTATGACCCACAATGATATTTTTCATACTATAAACTATCGAAATAAGAATGAGGATAGCATTAAGCAATTCATTTATCCTCATCTTGTTGATGCTTTAGCTGAAAGAATGGTCGAAGAAAAAGGCATTTCTAAAGACAGAGCTAAAGAAGTTGTTAAGAAAAATCTAAAATGGGAAGGAAACGTGAATACCACCGTTAGTCACGTTCTTTTCATGGGAACGCAAAATAGGCCGGATATGGTTTTAGAGTCAGATGGGTTAAAGATAGCAATTGAATTTAAAAAAGGTGACAAAGGTTCATCTCTTAGGTCAGGTGTTGGACAATCAATGGTTTATGCTACGCATTATGACTTTGTTATCTATTTATTTATTGATACATCAAATGATAAAAGAATCGTTAATTCTATTGGAGGTACTAATGAATCAGCATTTATTGATACTCTTTGGGATAATTACAACATCAAGTTTGTAATTAAATAAAACATATCAATAAAATAATGATAAATAAAGCAGAGCATAAGCTCTGCTTTATTAATATCCGATAATATGAAATTTTATACATTCTTATTTACAGTATTGTTTTCGTTAAATGCATTAGCTCAACCTACAGATAAAATAATACCTGTAGTTGTTAATGTTTTACATGTTGGTGATAATACGGCTGGATTTGGAGACAATCTTTCATACCAAGAAGTTTCTTCAGCTGTGTCGATTATGAATTCTGGTTTTTTAGAAGGCTGGGATAATGGAATTGATCCTCAACAATCTAATTCGCAATTTACGTTTATATTAGCC